TTCTTTCTCTTTGGTTTTTTATCAAAACATTTAAAAGAACCTGTAAAGCCAACAGCAAAAACGCATCACATCTCTCACAGCCTTTCATCAAAAAGCAGCTCTTCTCATAAAAAAGAGAAGACCAAATCTTCAACTACTACTTCAAAAGAAGATAAAAAAAAAGATCAAGCATCCCCTTCTGTTCAAGCACCAAATCAAAAACAAAACAACCAAACATCCCACCAAGATGGAAATCAAGAAAAGTCCAAGCCTGCTGAAGGTGGACGAGG